TACAACTACAGATGATAGACAGAAAGCAATAAAAAAAATACAAGATGAAAACTCACCAGTTAGATTTATAATTGGTACACCACAAACTGGTGGCTATGGTATTACACTTACAGGTGCATCAACAATGATTTATTATTCTAATGGTTACGATTTAGAAAAGAGACAACAATCAGAGGCTAGAATAGATCGTATAGGTCAAAAGAAACCCATGACTTACATTGATATTATGGCTGAAAACACTATTGATGATAAGATTGTAAAATCACTACGTAACAAAGTTAATATAGCAACAGAGATTATGGGTGAAGAGTTGAAAGCTTGGATCTAATTTATAAATAAATTAAATAAACCAACGAGTGTAAGTATCGTGGTGAACGCACCACCAATAATCCAATAGATTACAGTGTCTGTTTTTCTTTCTAGTTTACTTAAGTCTTGATGTAGATGATCTATTTGTTTTTTAAATCCCGTTACATATCCGTAGAGAGATACTAAATGTTCACCGGTTGTCTTTGGTGGTTTTCCGTTTGGCATTAAGTTCCTCCACCTAACATACCAGAGGAACCTACAGCACTTGGACCCTCGCCGCCCGTTCCTCCGTAACCGCCTTCATTTCCAGAATCAATTGTGCCTTGACCAGATCCTCCTGTTATGTTTCCAGCAGCGTCTCGTATTGTGCCAGTAATTCTATCTCTAGCTGCTTGAAGCTCTCTTTGTCTCTCTTCTAATACCTTAGAGACTTCACCTTCTAACGCTTGTTTTTGTAATGTTTGCATGATGTTACCCATTCTTGTATCAATCGCTCCAACAGCTCCTTTACCAAACATTGATACAGGATTGTATCCTTGCATAATTCCGCCTTGTCCATAAATATCAGCAACCTCTGCTTTTTGTTCATCTGTTAATCCTTCATAGAAAGAACCTGACGGTCCCATCTCTGTAACTTTTGATCCAAGAAAAGCACCAGCTAATGCTCCAGGTATTGCAAGCGAAGGGTTAACTAACATTCCTAATCTTGCTCCAATGTTTAATCCACCTGTCGCACCAACACCTTGTAAAAATATATCTCTAGCACCAGCTGCACCAGATTTTAAAAGGTCCATTATACCACGGCCCTCTTTAGCAGGAACTTGTCCCCTTGCTAATTTTTGTAACAATTCTGGGTTCATTACACCTCCTGGTGTGTATACACTTGGATTATTAAAAGGTCTAAAAGGATAGCTTTGTTCAGGTGCAAATTCTTGTGGCACATCAAAATAACTAAATGCGTCTACATCAAATCCATATCTTTGCGTCATGCTAATCCTCTGTTTTTAAGTGTAATCATTTTTTCTTCTTCTGATAATAACGCTTGTTCCATGGCAGTCAACCCTGTCTGCATAGTATTTACTGGCGCTTGATTAGAGGCCACTACTGATGCGTCAGGCATCGGTGTCTCTGGTAAAGGAACACGGCTAGTTTGTTTTGGTTTAATTAAATAGTCCTCTTCATTAATAACAAAAGGTTTGTTTAATTCTTGATCTTCAAACAACTTTTCTTGTATTTTCTCTAATATTTTAAGAACTTCTTTGTCTAATGGGTTTGGTATACCTTTTTCTTCAGATAATTTTTGATAACCAGCCATAACATCCGTGCTTATGTTAAAAGGTTTAAATCTATTATTTTCTATAAATCCATATAGAGGGATTGATTTTTGATCTGCAAACTCCTCTGTAATCTTAGGATCTCTCATGCCTAACACTTTTACAGCATCATAGATTCTACGTAATTTACTAAAAGACTCTAAATGCTGTTTGTTAGCTTTTATGTATTGTTCTATAATTTTATTTTTGTTTGTTACAGGATCGCCTGTTCTTGTGCCTTCGTATATTAAAGCACGTTCTGCTCTTTGGTTTCTCTTAAATTCTGCTATTTTAAAGTTTAAATTTTTTTCTAAATTTACTGGAACTTTTCTAAATCCTGTAAATCCTAAAAGCTCATCTGGTATTTCATACTTTTCACCTTTTAATGTATCTCCTGTTACTGCTTTTGTTAATCTTAATACCTGTGCATAAGAAAAAGGAGATAGTTCGTACGCCGCGTGTTGAAATGATTTAGATATTTTATCACCTAGCGTATCTCTTTCATTAAATACTCTTCTACCATCTCTTGTTTCTCCACCTCTTACAAAAAGATCTAATACAGTTGATGTCCAAATAGCTTCTTGAACAAATGGTTCTAAAACTTTACCCATTGCCTTAGTCATACCTTCCAATATCATAGGCACTAATGGAGCGTTTGGATCTCTTTGCACTGTTGATAATGTTGTTTGTGCAGGTTGAATCATCGTGTCATAAAAGAAACCATGACTAAAATCTATATATTTATATTTACCGTCTTCATAAATAGGTAAAATAGTATTGTCTTCTGACCATGTTGGTAATACTTCTCTTATAGCATTTAATTGTTCTCTAGTTACTCCGTACAAGCCTCTAAATATTTCTACTGCTGCTGTTGGTAATACCGCATATGTAAATGCTTGTCCCGTTAAACTATTAATACCTATTTGTTTTCTTATTGGATCTTTAACCTCTTTTAATCCTCTTGTAAGTGTGTTTGCACCTGTTCGATATATCTCTGCGGGGAAAGCCGCGAAACTTCCAAGTGGTGAACGTCTAACACTTTTTACAAAATCAGATACATATGCATAATTAGGTACGGTCTCTCTTACAATCTGTGCCGCTTCTTTCATAATTGCTAAGTCTGATGGTTTGTTAGCTCTTGTTACAACTTTGCCAGAAGCATCTTTAATACCTTTTTTAATTGCAACTTCAAAAGCGTTATCTAATTTATAGGCTTCTGCTAAAAAATTATAAACTCTAAATACATCATCCTCTGCTGTGTATAAATCTTGAGCTACATCATATATTTGTCTAAATTTTTTTGTTCCTGTGTTTAAAACTTTATTAAAATACCTGTCTGCTGTGCCGTATTTTGTTCGTATTTGTGCTACATCTTGAAAGATACCTTCCACATCTCTTGCTACTACGTTCTGGTTTGTAACACCTTCTTCTAATAAAAATCTATACATTGCCTGATCTTCAGGTGCGTTTCTGTATTTAGGATTACCTGTCATTCTATATAAAAGTTGTGGTTGCACAGCTTTTCTAGCTCTATTTGCAAACTCACCTATTTTAGCCGGTGGTATTAAGATATTACCTCTATGCACAGTTGTAACTGCAGCCGAGAAAAAGTTTCTTGCGTGTGTAAAAAATCCAAGAACTGTTTTGGCTGCTTGTGCAGATCCTTTTGGTATTAGCATAAGTATTCTGTATGGTAAACTTCTAGTGATAGAACTACCCACAACGGCATCGCCAACTCTTATAGCTTCTGCAAAAGGTTGCGTTGTAAAGTATCCATCTAATGGACTTTTATAAATTGTTTCTGGTAAATTAGTTTTTAAACTTAATGGTTTTCTTGTAATAGTTTGGTTTGGTAAATTTAAAACAGCATCATTGTAACTTTTAAAAAATATAGGTCTGCCTATTTGACCAGGATCTGCTCCTGCTTTTAATTGTTTAGCTATATTTTCTGAATCTCTAAGTAAGTTAGTATAAAATTTATCTCTAGCAATAATTTCAGATAAATCTGTCATTACACTGTAAATACCTTTTTGTGCGTTTTTATACTCACCAAACAATTTTTTAAACGCTGCAAGATCTGATTCTTTTTGTATTAAACCACCTCTACCATCTGGTTTAAATTTACCTGTGGTTATGTACTTACCTATATTTACTGTTTGCACAGCTCTATCAGCTAACGCACTTTGTTCTCCAATATCAAAGACTAACGCATTAGTTGATTTATCTTTAAATGCGTTTTTAGTTATGTTGTTTACTAATTTAATTGCAGATTCTTTGTCTAAAGATCTTTCATTAGCTCTTGCATACCTTTGTAAAATTTTAGCTACTTCTTCTATATTTTCAGCAGCAGGACGATAGCCATTAAATAAACCTCTATTGTCATCTATTATTTTATAATCAACAGCTAATACATTTTTTATTTTTTCATTTAATATTTTATTTAATTTTTCTGTTCCTATTTTAACATTTTTACTAGCGTTAATTAAATTTTTTAAACCCGTAGCTGTTTCTCTAAACCCTTTCATGTCTGATATTATTTTATTAACAGAGGCTTTTGATACACCTAATTCACCTAAAGATTCTGTAAATTTATTTCTAACAGTTTTATTAAAACCAGGAAAAACAATTTTATTTTGTTTAACTACATCATCTACAGAATATGTAAATTCCGCTATAAGCTTTGACATGGTGTCCGGATCTTTAAGTGCTTGTGCAGCACCTCTCGTTTCTCTTGATATTTCTCTTATTCTATCATCAATATTTCTAGAAGCGTCTTTAGCTAAAATTTTTACTGCAGATTTTTTACCTTCTAGTTTTTGTATATTGTCAAATAATTCTTGTGTCTTATTACTTCTAGATCTAAAAGGTTGACCAATAAATCTATCTACCCATCTTTCTAACATACTATCGCTGTATGCAAGATCTTTACCTTTTTGCACAAGAAGCTTACCTATTTTACCTGTGCCAACAACAAAAGGTACAATAGGAAAAGCAAGCTCTGATCCAAATTTTAATCTGTTTAATAGTTGTCTTTGAGCATCTTCACCGCCCTGTTCTTTTGCTTCTCTATCTAATCCTGTAGGTAAAAAATCTAAAAAGTCCCAATCACCAAATGTTCCTATGTCTTCTACATCAGATACAATAAAACCAGTTCCTATACCTCCACCCACTGCTATGGCTACAAATTTATCTGTGCCTGTTATTTTATTTAATTTGTTAGCTTCTTTAACGGCCCTTGCTGCGTTTACATTATTAGAAGTTTTTACGTATCGACCACTTTTAATACCACTAACTAATTGTCTAACCTTTTGAGATGTTTTTGCTATAACAGGTATGGCTGTTTTTTGTGCTATCTTACCTGCACCATACAATTGACCTATAGCTTCTGTAATTTTACCTGCTGCTGTTTCTGCTGCTACTTCTTCTGATGCTTGTTCTATTTTACCCAAAGTTGTTTGTTCAAAGGCATCATTAAGTTTACCTGTTAAAGTCTCATCTACTGGTATACCTTCTTCTTGAAATATGTCGTATAGCAGTGTTCCAAACGTTACAAGTCCTTTTGGTATTTTTATACCAGCACTAATACCAGCACCTGTTAAAGATTCTATGAGAGATGCGTCTCCTTCTACTTCTTTACCTTGTACTTTATCTACAATTTTACTTATACCTCTTACGACCTCTTCTTGAACCGTGCCTGTTTTAGTGTCAGGAGAAATAACGTTACCAAAAAAAGGAGTTCCCTCTTCTTCTGGGTTTGGAATAGGTTTTGCGTCTTCTGTTAAAGTACCTTTTTCTAATTCTTTTGGAACTTCCTCAATAATTTCTTCTTCCTCAAGTAATCCAAATTCTTCTGGAAATTTAAAGGTGTCTGACATTTAAGCTCCTTTCTATTTTTTAGCTAAAGGTGGTGGAACTTGAGTGAAATTAACGCCATCAAAAATAAAAAAGTCGTCTTCTTCAATTAAATAATACACCTCACCTGTTTCAAAATCTCCTGGTTTTTTTGATTTTAATTGTTTTAATTTTATTTTTTCACCTGTTTTTCTTGTTTTAGGTATAGGTTCCAATACATCATAATCTTTGCCTTGCACAAAAACGTCTTGAGCTTTAGATGTAATTTTTAAAAGACCTGGTCTTTTTTCTAACTCTTTTATAGCTTTTTTTACAGATTGCTTTTCAAGATAGCTATATTTTTGATTTTTTGCAAAATCTTTTATTTTTGAAAGATCATCCATTATCGCTTTATCTTTATCACGTTCTATTTTAGCTGGACTGTCTCCTTTTCTATATAGCTCTTTTGTTCCAAATATAGGTCTAAACTCATTCAATGTATATTTTTTCCCTGTGTCAGGATTTGTTAAAAATTGACCATAACTTCTATACGCTTGTTCAGCGCTACCTGTTCCCAGTTTTCCTATTAAAGATGCTGTTAATTTTCTTCTACTTAAGTCTCTTCTTTCCTGAGCTGCAACTGCTCTTTTTAATGGATCTCTAGTTGCACCCACAATCTCTTGTAATTTAGTACCACCCGCTGATTCACCACTTATTAAGTTTTGACCTGTTTGTAATAAAAATTGTGTTAATGGATTTGATAAAGGACTAGATCCTGCTCCTGAGATAGCATCAATTAGATTTACTCTCTGTTGAATTCTTCCAAGATCACTTTTTAGATCATCAGATATAGCTTTCTCTGCAAAAGACTCTCGCGGCTTGATACCCGTCATGATGCCCTCCATGACTTCTCCGCCTTTTCTAAACATTGGTCTTTTTAAAGTTATACTCATTATACTATTTTAATTTGTTGTTGAGGTGGACTAATTAATCTGTAAATACCAGCTAATGTTGATGCAGTTCCTAAACCTGTAGCTAATGGTGATGGTGTAGCTGCAGGTGGTAATATTTGTTCTCTACCAGGATAACCTGCAATTAATTGTGTAACACCAGAACCAAATTGTTGTGCTGCTTCTAGTGGTTGTAATGCTTGTCTTGATGCAAGTTGTTGTTGCGCTGTTAATTGTTGTTGCGCTCTCGCTGCTTGCTGCGCGCCTAAACCTGTTAGTGCTGATATCTGTTGACCTAGTAATGCAGGTGTTTGTTGAGCTAATCCTAATTGACCAGATCCTAATATTTGTTGTTGATTAAAAGCTTGTGCAGCTAAATTTTGTGCTTGACCAAAACCTTGTTGTAATAATTGTGCTTGTAATGCTGCTCTGTTTCTATCAGATGCTGCTTGAAACTCTGCTCTTTCAACACCTTCTCGTCCGCCACCAAATGCTCCTGCAGCAACTGCTCTTGCAGATAATGCAGGTAAACCTCTAGCTGCTTGTCTATCAAACTCTGCTAATGTTGTGTCAATAACATCCTGTTGAAAAGGAGACATGTAAGACTGGTAAGCTGTTGGACTTACTAAATCTTTTGCTGCTTTTTGTGCTGCAGCTGCTTCTGTTAAAAAAGGTTGAAAGCCACCAAGACCGGTTGCTAATTGTTCTGCTTGTGTTGTTAATGCTCCAGGTCCAGCAACAAATTGTGGACCCATAATAGTAGAAAGATCTGTTTCTTTAAAACCACCAATAGCTTTTGTAAGATCGTCTAGATATGTTTTTGCACCTGCTTCTATAAATTCTGCTGGGGCTGTTCTTACTACTTCTGACATTATACTTTTCCTCCTGCCTCTAACATTTTCATTTGATCGTACATTCTCTGTGCGCCTAGTTCTACATTACCGTCGCCCATGCCTCTTACAGCATCAGCTGTCATAACAAACTCATTGTTAGATAACATGGCTGGAATGTCGTCCTCTTTTTCTTTTATACCAACTGGTGGTATAAATCCACCAGTTTCTCTTAAATCTAATTCTTTAACACCTGCTTTGTTTTGCCTTATAGGTAGACCCTCGATGCCCGCTGCTTGCATAGCATTCATGCTTGCGCTATCACCTACAGCCTTCATCATTCTACCACCTATAGCCGCTAGACCTCTTCCTTCTGTTTTCATCATACTCATTCTATCAAATTCTTCCATTGCTTTATCTGCTGCTTCTTTAGGAGAAAAACCTAAATCTATATATTTTTCATATAAAGCTTCTAATATTTTATCGTTCTCTATATTAGATGCCATTTTTATTGGAATGTTTTCTTCTATTCCAAAGTCTCCTGGTTTTGGTCCAAAAGGATTTACAGGTTGTGTTGGGTCTGGTGGTAATACTGGACCATCAGCAAAACCTACTCTACCACCTACAGCATACTCAGATGTATTGGCTGTAACAAAAGCTGCTACTTCTGCTTCGTAAGTTTCTGGATCTTTATTTCCCGGAGGATTTAAATTTCTATAATATAGTTCTAAATATTTTGATGGATCTCTAGCTACTTCTGCCTCAGCTTGTTCTTCGGGCATACCAAGCGATTTTGTTAAAAAAGTAGATACAGCTCCTAACGTTGCTAATTTACCTATGTTACCACTACCTGTTATGGCGTCCTTTGCTCCAGCTAAAAATTTTCCAAATCTAGTTTTTGGTAATCCAACTTCTTGTGCTGATCTAAATAATGATGTTGGCCCTTGTCTTGAAGCAAATAATCCTGCAATGTTAGATCCTGTTGTACTTAAGTTTGCTAATACATTACCAGGATTAAATATACCACCAAATCCAGTTGTGGCTCTTGCAGCCCCAGCTCCTAATGCTCCAAGTCCTGCTGTGCCTGCGTATAATAATGCAGCTTTACCTATTGGAGACTTTGCAATCTTCTTTACGCCTTTAGTAACCTTCTTAACGGCTTTTTTAATACCACCAAGTATAGCAGGTTCTCTAGGTACAACATCCATGATGCCTCCACCCATTCTTAATTGTCTCTCCATCTGTCCTCTTGATATTGTCATAATTTAGCTAAATTGTTAAGGCAGGCATAAAATCCTGTATTTTTCAATCTACTTGGTTTTGCCAAATAAATCAAGACTTGGCATGATGACTTTGATATCTCTTCTTATATCTGCTTCTGGCACTCCTTTTGCCTTCCATTCCTCGTCATTTTTGTATACCTCGCCTGTCTTTAAATTAGATATAGTCTCTATTATCTCTTTTGGTTTTATTACTTCCATTACGTTGTTACCTCTCTTGGCTGTATCTCTAATATAGAGGCTATAACATGAAGCTCGTTGGCATCACTAGCCTGCACTTTTAATATTTCACTTTCCTCCATAACCAAAGGCTGTGTTAAAAGCTCTACAGTCGTATTAGAAGATATAGCTTTTGTTTTAAATAAGCTGAATATAGCACCACTAGAATCAACTAGGGTTACGGTTAAGTTAGCTCCTGATCCAGCATCTTCAGAAACTAATATTGATTTTACAACTGTCGTCGTTGCAGTGGGAACTGTATATAAAGTTGTAAGATCTGTTGTAGTTAAATCTACTTTTTTATTTTTAAAACTATTAGCCATTAATTTAAAAAGAAGTTTTGTGCATCAACTTCATCCTTTAATTCTTGTTGATAGGTTGTATTTAATTTTTGCACTATCGCATCAAGATCTCTTACCTGCGCATCAGCTACATCTTGTCTGTATGTAGGTGATGGTCTTGTTAATATTTGCACTATCTTCGCCATTATCTTCTTCCGTCTGGTTGTATGTCTAATCTAAATCCACCAAGTTTCCAATTCTGTGATGATCCTGTGTTAGCTATTTTTAAAGACACAGCTCTTGCCCTAGCTCTTGTATCTACTTTGGTTGTAGATGATGTAACTGTAAAAGGACCAAGAGGTGAACTCGCTTGACTGCTATTAGAAAAGTTTCTTAAATTTAATGTAATTTGTGTGTTACCTGTTTGAGATAAAAAGTCAGGTATAAACCTTCTAATCTTTGCAAAAAATTCACCATCACCACCCTGACTTATATCAAAGTCTCCTGATTGTATGTTTGCAGCTACTGTTGTTACTGCTGTGGATGTAACTTGATCTGTGCCGGTTTCATGTTCGTAATAAATAGTGCAACCGTCTGTGTTACCAACAACATCATAAGATGCGTTTGAATCGGCGTCATAGTCTGTTGCATGTGGTTTACCAAATACAGAGGAGTCTTGCCATGTAGTTCTATCTAATGTGCCAGTTGTCCATATTGGTCTGTCTGGAGAAGACTCTTGGTAATTATAAGTTACAACTCTATCTACAACTGTAGAGTTCTCTGTGCAATAAAACCAATTAATTTCACCAAACAAATTATTTAATCCTGCATTAATTAATTGTGATGCTGTTGTATTTAAATCATTATAGACAAAATCTTCTACTAAACATGGTAAAGTTTGAAGAGCACCAGCATATTTAAAGAAACCATTTTCTGACATCCAGTACGCAGCACCATCAACTTCAACGGCTGCATTCTGTCCTATCAATCCACAGTTAGTACCTACTTGTGTAAAACCAAAAGTAAAAGGCGGACCGATAAAACGCATTGTAAATAATGCTGTGTCAGTCCAAACATAGATCGCATCTCTACCTCTAACAGCTCCTACAATTCTAGATCCATCCGCAAGTCTTTGTGTACCTGCTGTGTTGGTTGCTGTAGGTGTGTAAGTATTAATATCTTCCTGATTAGAGAATCTAATAAACATTTGATCTTGTGTAGATTGATCCCCTATGGTTGTTTCTGTACCAAAGAATACTAAGTGTCTATCAGGTGTAGATACAATCATATCTCTCGACGCTGTTGGCGCACCTGAAATAATTGTGGCTCTTGTTGACGTGGCACCAGACGCATTTGAGTCCCATTCAAATACTTGTCCGTTATGTATGAGTGCAATAATTTTATCACCAAAGTTA